GCCCGTGGCCGTGACGGACAACGTCCCGGCGGCCAGGGTGACCTGGGCCGCAATCGCGAACGAAAACTTGCCGTCCTTGGTCTGGACTTGCGTGCCGGCCGGGATGGGTATGGCCGCCGGCCGGGTGGTCTTGAGGGAAAACTCCAGGGTGGCCCGGGCCACCGCCGCCGGCAGGCGCGCGACGTTGTAAAATGCGGCCAGGTGGTCGAGGTGGGCGTCCGTGGCGTAGGCCAGCAGGTTTTGCTTGGCTGCGGCCTGGATACCGATGCGCAGAAGCATTTCCCGGTAGGCGACCAGGTCGATCTCGACGCGCTCGGGCTGGGCCGGATAGAGCGTGCGGCCGAGCATGGTCTCGGCCTGGGAGACCATCTCCGCAGTGACGGCTGCCGCGTCCCGCTCGATAAAGGAGGGCTGGGGCAGGTTATTGAGGTCGAGTGAGCACATAGGCGACCTCGGTGGTCTGGCCGGCCGAGCCGAGCGTGGCGGCCCAGCGGATGGAGAGATACACGTGCTCGGCGTCGTAGCGGGTGGTGATGCCGGTCACCGTGGCCCGGGGCTCCCATCTGGCCAGGGCGTCGGTAGCCTCGCGCACGATGTGCGGCAGGGCCTCGTTGACAGGGTGGTCCAGGTAGCGCCAGGCGTCACAGCCAAAAAGCGGCCGGTGTTCGACCGCGCCTTTGGGCGTGGCCAGGAGGATGCGGATGCACTGGTCGATGTCGTCGAGCCCCTCGACGATCCCGCCCAGGCCGCCGACCTTGCGCGACCAGTCGACAGAGGCTATCTGGGTGACGTCGATGCTCATTCATCCTCCACGGGCGGGATGCTGGCCGGCTGATACGGGTATGTGACGATGGCCGGGGTCCATTGCTCGATGCGGAGCTTTGCCCGCAGTCGTAGTACGTCACGGCAATCGATGTCCGCTGCATCGTGCAGGACAACAACAGTCGCGCCCTGAATATCGACGTATCCCTCCTGGCCGATGGTAATCCGGGCCTGGCCGTCAGGCATGGTCACGGTCAGGCGGTGCTTGTTTCTGTCGTATTCAAACGTCGCCCCATCTTTGAACGCCAGGTGCCGCTTGTCCTGATCATCGACCGGCGCGGGATCGGCGGCGGAATAGATGGCCCCCAGCACCACTCCCTCCTCGTTGTGCGCGTCGATGAGGCAGGCCACGTGCTCGCCCACATCCGGCATGTGGTAGTCGCGGTCGCCAAGGGTCTTGCGCTGGGCCACGGCCAGCCACCAGGATTCGATGGACTCATTGTCCTTGTACTGGACGCGGACGCGGCAGGTGGCCGGGTCGGTGGCGGTCACCACGCCGAACTTAAGCATCGTCATCCCCCTCGCTGTCCTCGTAGCCCTTTTTGATGGTGATCTCGGTTTCGTAGCCCTTGCCCGGCACATCAATGCAGTGCCGCGAACTGTCGATCAAGTAAGTGCCGTCGCCCTTCCCGAAGCCAACCAGGTCGACCGTGTTGCCGGCCACGAGCCGCGTGTTTCCCTCCAAGGTGATGGTCCCCTCCCACTTGCCATCGTTGGCCCACTCCAATTCGGCCTCGGACTGCAACTTGGCTTGCTGGGTGTTTTCGGAGCGCTTGACTACCTTGCAGGTGTCGCCGGAGGCCACGTCCTTGGCCGCAGCCCTGTGGCTCATGCACTGCTTGGTCTTGGGGTCGTCGTAGGAGCACTCGCAGTCCTTGTAGACTTTGAGCGATTTGTCCGTGAGCTTGTAGCTGGTGACGTCGCCGACGCGATTGAGGGTCAGGACCGGCGCGGCCGCACGCAGCTTGGAATACTTGGAAAAGATGAGCTTTTGGCCTTTGACCGAGAACACATAGCCGTAGTTGCCGGCAAGGCGCTTGAGAAAGCCCAGGTCCGGCTCCTGGTGCTGGGTGATGCGGGCCAGGCGCACGTCGGCAATCTCCCCCACCACCTCGAACCGGTGCCGCCTGGCCACGGTGGTGGCGATCTCGCGGAGCGTGGTGCCCTCGTAGGCGGCCGAGCGCCTGGTGCGCTGGGGCTCCTTGATGCCGCTGGCCAGGGCGCGCAGGTGCATGATGTCGGGCGGCCCGGAAATCTCGATCTCCTCGATTTCAAACGAGCCGCAGGGCAGGAGCGGCTCTCCGGCATAGCCCATGGCCACCACGATGGCGTCGCCCTGGGTCGGGTACCAGGTGGTGCGCCAGACGCCGGTCGAATCCTCCAGTTCGAGGTCGACCTCATCGGAGGCGCCGTGGGCGTGGTCGGTGTAGGTGACCGTTTTGACGTAACCCATGATGGCCTCGGTCACGTCCTTGCCGGCGATGGCCACGGTCCAGGCCGGGGCGCGGACGGCTACCTTTTCCATGGCGGCAAATCCTGGGTGAGCGTGTCGGGGCTTGCGACAACAGGGATGAGCAGCCGGATGCCGGCGGCCAGCACCGGGGCGCGGGCCACGGCCGGGTTGGCGTCCATGATGCGCTCGTAGGCGAGCGGGTCGCGGTAATAGCGCCAGGCCAGCAGATCCCAGCGGTCGCCGTCGGCGGTGATGTGCTCGAGGTAGGCCGTGGTGCTCATCGCCAGACGCTCCCGACGATGGTTTGCCCACCCCCGGCCACGGCCTCGCCCGTGCCCGAGGAGGAGGCCGTGCCGATCCACTCCTTGAGCTTGAGGTCGGCGGTCTGGGCCACGGTCGCGCCGAGGGCGTCCGTCACGAGGGCCAGCTCGTGGATCTCGGTGACCACGTAGCGGCCGAGGTACTCCCCGGTGCCGAGCGACAAGGGCTGCGCCTGGTGCTTGTCGGCCATGACCCGGATGGCGGTCATGACCGCGTCCGGATCGCAAAACACGCTGTGCAGCCGGATGGTCCAGTTGCGCTCCTTGAGCGCGTCGCCGGTCCATTGGAGCTTGGGCTTGCCCTCGATGACCCCGTGCTCGGCATAGTTGTACCGCGTGGTCAGGTCGGCCATCTCCGGCGCGCGCAGCAGCTCGAAGCGGATGTCGCCCAGCACGGCCCACATCAGTAGCTCCTCCGGGCGTTGCGGGCCATGACGTCCTGGATGAGACGCACCAGCTCGTGCTCATGCGCCTTGAGGGCAGCCATGATGTCGTCCTTGGCCATGGGACCGGCCTGGCCTTGGATGGTGATCTGCGGGGCGAAATGGACGGTGACGCCGCCTCCTTGGCCCGAGGCGGCCGGCGTGGCCGGGCGCGGCATGGGCTTGGCCACAGGCGGCATGGGCGTCGGAGCCAGGGATCGCGCGGCAGCGACCGAGAACGGCAGGGGCTGCATCGCGGGCATGGCCAGGACTGGGTTGGTCAGTGGGGCCAACGCCAGCATGCCGGCGGCTGTAACCGCACGTATGGCGCTCACAATCGGCTCGGGCCGGATGGCCGCAGCGACCATCTGCGAAAACGTATGCCGATGGATGTCCCGGAGGGGACCTTCCTTGGCAGGCGAACGATTGAAGAACCCTCGCATGCGGCCCGCCACGGATGAAACGGCATCAACCACGGAGTTCACACCGGACTTGATGCCCGCAACGAGCATATCCATCATGGCCGAACCGAAATCGAAGAATTCCTTCACGAAATCGGAAAAAAACGTTTCAACACTGGTCCTGAATGACTTCAGGCCATCCAGAACGTTATTCCAATTTTCATTAATTGTGTTTCGGATTCCGTGGATGGCGGTTCGAAATTTTTCGATTCCTTGGGCACATTTGTCCCAGAAATTATTCCAATTCTGGGAAGCCTGTTCTGGAAGACTTTTTATCCCATTCCATGCATCCTGAAAATTCTTGATGTGGTACATAACATTGTTGCTAAAATTCGTGCCATAATCGTTGCCGGCATCGATACCCTTTCCTACCGTCGAACGCTGCCGACCATCTCGGCTATCCAAATATAGTTCCTGCTGCTTCAGGCCATGCAGGGTATTCGGCATGAAGTGTTTCCAGATCCATCGACCCGCGTCTTTGGCCTTTTCCGCGAGCCAAGTGAATTTGTCGCCGATTTTTTCGAGGTACGGCATGATTGGTTCAAGGCCCTTTTTGAATCCGATCCCAAAGCCCTTAAAAAAATCCGCAACTTCGTCCCAGTTATCGAGAATCAAGGCCGCGCCGGCTGCGATAATGGCGATGAGGAGCGTCACGGGGGAGGAAGCGACCGCAAAAGCAACCGCTAACCCACTACCAATTATGCCGACGATGATTCCCAGAGCACCCAGGACAACCAGTAATCCGCCAATGCCCAGGGTGATGAGCCCCACCCACTTAACAAGCTCCTTGTTGCGGTCCACCCAGGCCATGAGCGGGCCGCCGACAAACTCATTGACCTTGTTGATGAGCGGATACAGCGAGGTGACCATGGGGCCGCCCACGGCCGCCCAGAAATTGGTGATGGTGCCGGTCAGGGCTTCCCAGGTGTTTTTGGCGGAGGCGGTAATCGCCTCAAGGCGCTGGTTAAGATCAGCCTGTTTGTCTATGGTTTCTAGGGCCTTATTAAAGCCCTCAACTCCTGCATCCGCCAATATAGCCGCCACTCGCATGGCTTGGTCGCCAAACAAATTTTTCATGACGACCAATTTATCTTGTTGCGATAAGACATTTAGTTTTTGCAACTGTGCAATCACGCCTTCAAAGCCGACAAAATTTCCTTGCTTATTAAAAAATGACAACTGAATGTGGTGCGCCTTCAGATCTGCATTAACTTCTTTCATTATTTTAGAGCGACGATGGAGGCGTTCATTGAGCATGCCCATGCGATTCATCATTTCGGCTGTATTCGTACCAACCACACTACCTTCCATCCCGTGTTGCCGTAAAATTCCTTGCATTGCCAAATATCGCTTGGCGTTTTCTGCCCCTGTCAACTTCAACATGTTGAGGGTCGCGCCGGCGTATTGGACGGAATATCTGATTTCATCCGGGTCAAGCCCAAAACCAAATTTGGCTTTTTGCGTTAAGTCAGCCATCTTTGTCATTTCCGATCCGGCAAGACCGAATGCCTCCCTAAATTTTGCGACCATCTCGGCAGCTTGTGCCGGCGGCTGTTTGAGGAGCACTCCCAAGTATGAAGCAGCCTTGAATGCGCCACCAACAACATCATTCATGGCTGTACCGTTTGCGAGCAGTGCCGTAGCAGTGTTGACAAAATCCGCTGTAGTACCGGGAAGTTTGTTGCCATATTCAATGGCCTGACGATTGATCTCGGCGAACTGGTCAGACACCTGCCCCAGATTGTCCATCATGGCCACGCGCAGATTGGTCGAGGCCTCATCCAAATCGGCGAACGCCTTGATGGGCGTTTCCAGGCCGGCCAGGAGGCCATGCCCCATGAGGCTGGCCTTGGTGCCCATCTCGGTCATGGCCTGGCCGACGCGCACCACGCGCTGCTGGAGCCGGGCGAACCCCTGGGCCGCCTTGTCGGCCGCGCCGGTCAGGACGCCGCTCATCTTGTCCATGGCGGTGAGCACGATGCCGACTTGCAGGAGGGTGTTCAAAGGGGCTCCAGGGTAAGGCGGGGCTTTTCGCCCCGCCCGGTCATTCCGCTTTGTTCAACTCGTTGTGGTACTCCACGGCCTCGCGGCACCAGCGGGCCAGCTCGGCCGCGTCCATGTCCATCAGCTCGCGGTGGCTCCAGCTGGTCACGGCCGCGAGGAGGAGGACGCGGCGCTGGTCGACGGCAAAAAAGCGTCGCCGGCCTGCCCGCCGATCTTGGTCATGAGCTGCATGACGTCGCCGAGCGGCATGTCCAGGACGTCCTCCATGACCTTGCGCACGCCGTCGAAGGTGCACAGGCCGGCGGCCAGGGCGTACATGACCTGGTGCGAGTCGGTGCCGGCGACCCGCTGGGCGGCGAGCAGGTCGCGCCCCTTGCCGGGCTGCATGACCACGGTCACGCCCGAAGGCAACAGGAACTGTTCCGCGCCGGGCGCGAGCGTGCTTTGGGCCGGGGTGGTTTCCACGGCAGCGGTCGAGGCCGAGGCGTCGACCGGGTCGACGGCTGGCGCGGCGGTCAGGGGTTCGGCCGGGGCGGCCGGGTCGAATTGCGTGGACTGTTCGGTGCTGGAATCGCTCATGTTCTCTCCCGTCTGTATTGAGGGTTACGCGCCGATATTGGCGCGGTAGTTGGCCAGGATGTCGACGCCACGGATCTTGAGGATGTTGGACATGGAGTCCAGTTCGTAGAGTTCGGTGCCGGCGTGGACGCATTTCACGTAGGTGGCGGCGAACTTGCTGGGGAACTCGGCCGGGGTGATCATCTTGTAGTCGCCAAAGGCATGCTCGATGAACAGGCCGCGCAGGTGCACCACCAGGGGGACTTCGGCGGTCATGCCCGTGTCGTCCCAGGTCTGGAGCGAGCCGCGCACCTGGAGGGCCACGGCCACGAACGGGTTGGCGATGGTGGCCATCACCTCGGCGTAGAAGCTGGCCCACTTGAAGTCGGCCTCCAGTTTGTCGATACCGGCCCACAGTTCCACCTTGCCCACCATGCCAAGGGCTTTGTGTTCGGCCATGACATGCTTGATGCCCGGCACCTTGGCCTCCTCGCACCGGCCCAGCATGGAGCTGCCGTTGAGGTAGACGTTGCAGTTGGTCAGTCGGTTGACCTGGATGAGACTCATGGCCCCTCCTTACGACGCGCTGACGGTGTTGGCCGTGGCGTTGAGCGCTTTGAGATAATTGATGTTGACCAGGCTCTCGAACGTAATCCTTTCGGCGGGCGGCGGCGGCATGAAGTCGTAGGAAAAGACGATATGCCCGGCCGCCAGTTCTGTGGCCTCGTTTTTCGATTTATCATACCAGCACCGGCCGTCGAGGATGGCCCCGCGCGCCACGAGCGTGCGCAGGAAGCTGTTGACGCTCTCGGTTACGGCATCGATCCAGGCGTTGTTGATGGGGCGATCCAGGAATTGCAGCATGCTGTATTCGATGGACTCGGCAATGACGTCGGCCACGCGCCGTATGCTGATGAAGTTTTTCGGCCCGGTGACCGTGGGCCAGGCGGCCGAGCGGTTGCCCCAGGTGCGAAAGCCTGTGCCGTAGGCATTGAAGATGGTGGTGATGCCCGACTCGTTGAGCTGGTTGACCTCGCTGTCGGGGTCGCTGATGCCGGCCGTGAGCAGGATCTCCATGCCGACGATGCCCTGGATCTCGCGATTGGACGGGGACCACCAATAGCCATTGTCCATGTCCCGGGCGGCGAGCGCCCCGGCCAGGCGCGGCGAATAGGGCTGCAATTCGGTGGCGTCGGCCGTGGTGTTGTAGACCTTGCAGTGCGGGTAGCAGAGCACCACGCGGGGGCTGGACGTCTGGAAGTTGATGGAGCCAAGCGGCCCCCGGCCGGCAAGCGCCTGCTGGAAGGTGGTGCCGATAGGCGCGTCCACCATGGTGATGGCGCGCATGGCCTCGGCCAGGACAGCCAGTTCGGCCGTCACGGCGGTCAACGGCGAATAGCCCGGCGCGATCAGGAGCTTCGGGTGGAACCCGAACAACGAAAAACAGTCCTTGAACGCCTGCATGCCGGTGCGGTTGCCGGCCACGTCCGTCGCGCCGATGATCTCGCCCGGAGTGACCTTCGAAGGGTCGGCGTAGCTGTAGGCGATCTTGACCGTGGCCCCGGCCGCGATGGCCCCGGCGTTCGTGCGGGTGACGGTGCCGGCCACCGGGTCCAGGACGTAGTCCGTGCCGGCGACGTGGGTGGTCGCGCCCTCCGAGCTTTTGACCGTGACGGCCGAGAGCCCCGACTTGCCCAGGGCGATGACGCCGTC